ATTTAAGGGCTATAATATCCATAATATATTCATTACAAGCATCCCAATTAGTAAATACCTTTTTAGTATTATTATAATCATCTGCTTCAGTTCGACCACTGTAGTTTAACACATAACCATTTTCACAAAAGTCTACAGAAAAATCAGATACATCTTTTACAATTTTATTCATTTATATCTCTCTTATATAATATTATTCTTTAACGTCAGCTATATTTCACAGCCACCCGCCCCGCAAGCTAAGGTTTGAGCACCTTCAGTTTCATCTTCAAGTTCATAGTTAGGTAACAAAGAAAAGTCTACTTTAGGAAAGGCGTGAACTGCTTTAATATACTCTTGCTCAGTACAAGGTGAGTAAGGTGCTTGTGCGTAAGTATGTTCGCTATAAGGCAAGAAGCTAATGCCAGTTACGTTATCAAAGTTCTTAAATACCCAATCACCTACTTCTAACCATTCATGTTCTTTTACATAGATAGTTACTGAGACTGAATGCTCTGACCACCAAGTTTGATAAGCCAACCAGTTTTCAAGCTGCTCGATAGCTGTTTGTTCGTTAGCTAGTGTAGCACCTGCTGGTGATTTAATTGGGAAATAGAACACAGTAGTACGTTCTAAGTTCATAGCGTCTGGTTCGTTAGGTACACCTTGATCTTTAAGAAGTTGTGTTAAAGGATCATTGTTTGACTGACGAACAGATCGAATATAATAAGGGGCAAAGCGACCATGAATGCCACTAGCGCTGTCAACAAGCTGGCTAACAGTACCACTCGGCTTAACTGTAGTAATAGCTGTAGCGGGGTTAATAGAAAGCCTTTCGGAATAGTCTCTATTAGTTTGAATGGCAACATCTTTCATTTCCTTTAACAGCCTTGGATCAGGATTTTGTAACAATTTACAGTCCTGAATACCAGTTAAGCTTACACCTAGTAAGCTTTCTTCTTCACAATTCTTTTGCCATACTTTACGCACGTATTTAAAGTCTGTTAGAGATGCTTGAAACGTACCAAGAATAGTAGCAATACGTACTTTACGCTTGAGATCTTCTTCTGTGTCATCTACTCGACATACTACCTCAGATAAGTTGCACAGTTGTCCTGAACGCAATAAGATTTCTGCACAAGGATTAGTGCCACGAATTTGTGAACTATCTCTGCGACCCCCGTTAGTATTGCGTTGAGCACCATAGCGACTATAAATACCACGCTCACCAGAGCCTGATTTCTTAAGCGCTAACCACTCCTCCATAAATACATCCATAGAAGGTTTTTGATCATAAGCTGCAGAGTTATTAGCTAAAGCACGTTGTGAGTTATTCTCCCACCACATACCTGATTTAGCATCCCGTACTTCTGGGTCTGTAAGATCACTTAAAGAAATTAAAGCAGAGCGGCGTACACCACCTACCACAACAATTTCTGCAATTTTACACACAATATCGTGTACTTCAATAGGGCGTAGCTTACGACCTGCTGCATTTTTAAAGGTAGTTGTTACAAACTCAAATAAACGTTTAAGAGGTTCAGGGCCAGAAGCCCGACCACCCATAGTTTTAAGACGAGCACCTTCTGGTCTAACTTTAGAATAATCCCATTCATGAATATTTCCTAAATATAAATCTGCTACAAGTTTACGTAATCCTTTTGCCCAACCTTCAGCACTATCTTCAATAGAAATAGTACGTTCTGTTTTAACAAATTGATCGTTAATAATAGGTAGTTTATTTACGGCATTAGCTTCAGCTGAAAAGCCTACACCTGTTCCTGCCATAAGAATATAAAGTATTTCATCAAATACTCTAGGATGATCTACTTCTACAAAGCTACAGTTGTAACCTCGGAAGTGATTCTTTGATAGTGCGTCTCCTGCACTCCACATAGAGCGCATAGAAGGCATGACTTCTTTGTTGTATACAGCATCATGCACCTCTTGGAATTCCGCATCGGTAATAACATTATTACCAATTTGTTCTTTCCAAAATCCGATGAGTCTATCTACAGTTTCGTTCCACGTTTCGCGCCGATTCCAATCAGCTATAAAACGTGAGTATCGTGAAAGATGGATAAAGTCTTCGTAAGCTTTCATAGTAAGCTACTCCTGTTCGTTTTCGTTAAAATATTTAAATGAATCCAACGGTTTAGCCGCTGGTTTTTTCTTTTTAGGTTTAGATTTAGGCTTTAATACCGCTGAATACCACATAGTGCTAATTACATCTAATGCAGCTTGCGGGTACAACTTTCTAATATTAGGATTAAGAAGCCATTTATCAAAGTCTTCGTCTGAAAACCCTTTTTTCTTAAGCGAGTTATAAACCGCTGTCATTGTTTGAGTATACATTAATGCATATTCCTTTTTGATTGTAAGTGTGAATTCATTATCGTGTCTGCAAAATAATAAAACCTGTCACCTAACTCTGTACTTTGTTCGTTAATGTTGTGAAAAGAATTAACTATCTTTTCTATAAAGTCCATTACATTAGGGTTAATTTCTGATACATCTGCACCACCATCTAGTAGTTGCAATATTATAGACATCCAAAACTCGTCTGGTGGAGAATCAAACTCGCTCAAAGTTCTCTTCGTTGAATTCATCGGAACCCTTTCTTAATCTGCCTGTGTCAAAGTTATAAAACATAGAACCCGATGGGCCAGTTAAACCTGTGTATCTACATTTAAGAACTTTAGTCCTAATAGTATTTCTTTCTTCTTCGCTTTCTGAACCAACATTTCTAGCAAAAGCAATAATATCCATACTGATTTGTTTAATACTACCTGAACCGCGGATATCATCCATAGAGGGTAGTTTACCTTCTTCAAAGCTTTTACCTTTGTTATCTGTTTTACGCAAATGGCTAATAAGGCCTAGCCATACGTTATACTTCTTAACCAACCGTAAAAGGTCATTCATAATTTTATCTATTGCTTCATTTCCGGTGAGTCCTTCAGTTCCTTCAGAAGCAAGTATAGTAATGTGGTCCACAAAGAGATACTTACAACCGCTAAGACACATATACTCAAGAAAATCCATGATGGAGCCATCAGATATAGAACCTTGATGATCAAGGACCATAACACGGTTATCACTGAAAATAGTATTAAATCCTTCTTTAAGTTCATCTATAGGGATCTCCTCTTTGGCAGGGTTTCTACTAAGAGCCATTCCAGACATTTTTCTTGCAGTCTCAGCGGGACTTTCTTCCAGACTGATAAGGCCGATTTTATCTTCAGTTCTTTCAAGAAGATGTACAGCAATTTCCCGAAGAAGCGTACTTTTACCTGATCCGGTTCCGCTAGTCCAGAGAGTGATTTCTCCGAATCGCATACCTTTAAGCTTCTCATTAAGACCTTCCATAAAGTCGGGATAAGGTACAGATTCAATTTCATTGTAAGCCTCCAGTTGAGTCCATAGTTCATCTTTAGTAAGAATGCCTGCAGGTGTATAATCCACGGCATCGTAGATTACTTTTAATACTTTGTCAGGGTCTTTGATCCAAAGATCACTAGCATCTTTCTCTGATGATTTAGCTATCTTAATCTTATCATAACCTATTATACGAGCAGCTTCTTTTACTGCTTTTTCGCCAGCTTCGTCTTTATCAAGCCATAAAATAACTTCATCAAAGTTACGAATCCAGTCACGACATTCGATAAGATCTCGTATAGAACTAGCACTACGAATACTAACCACAGGATAAAAAGTTTTATACTTCTTATACCAAGCTGATTGGACTGCCATAGCATCTAGCTCGCCCTCCGTTATTACTAATCTTTTACCACCGTTGTAGAGTTGTTGTCCAAATAGTCCACCTTTAACGGTGCCACATGAGGTAAAGGTTTTGGGTAGATCTCTGACCTTGTAACCGGAGATCTTGTTGCCCACATAATAAGGATAGTAATGGCTAGAAATATCTCCGTCGATATTATAAGATACTTTAACACCGTAATGCTCCGATACTTGTTTATAAATATTTCTTTCTTTAAAGCCACGTATCGGATAGTCTTCTGTAATCTCTGCTACTGTATCATTATTAACTGCTACCCATTGTGTTTCTATTGGTTGCATGTTGCCCTCCTTTGGGGCAGGGAAAGAGGCTCTACAAGAAAAACAAAATGCAGAGCCTTCTTCATAAATTTGTTTGGCATCTGAACTGCCACACTTTTCACATGGTTGATTACGAGTGACTATTGTCCCCATCATCTGCTCCTATATGTGCTGTGAATTTAGACATTTCTTGAAACAATAAAAAGAATATAATACTTGTAATAGGATTAACTAAGTGATAACCCATAATTTCTGAGACTAAAGTAAAGGCTAATAAACCTACACTTACAATCCACAAGGCTACTGCCATTGGTGATACTTCCATTATAAAAACCTTTTCTTTAATACATTAACATACCTCTTGGTTTTTGTAGTAGGAAACTCTTTTGGTACAAATCTAATAGCAGCAATTTGTCTATTGTAAAACCTAGGTGTAATATTGTCAGGTAAGTACTCAGTCATACAATCAGATAACATTTGTAGATAAGCTTCTGCATAATACAGTCCACCTTTAGTTTTGTAAAGGTCTACAATCTCGAATCTAAAGTTATCTTTTTTGTACTTGCCAATGTCTTGTTTTAAAGCTTTAGAAGAACCTATATAGGTTTTCCATGTCATTGCTTTACCATAAGTTTTAGACTTCTTTTTACCGCCATGCCAAAATTGTTTCTTTCCAATATAATACTGTTTAGTAGTTAAATTTTCTATACAATATACAAAGCCAAACCAGTCACTAGGATTAAACTTTTTATTATATTCCCAATGACCTTTATCTGTTAACATAGGCATTATACTTTTCTTTTGGCAAGGTAAAGTGATCATTTTGTTTGCGCCAAATATGTAATAGTTTTCCATTCGCTAACATATGGGCGTGACCTTCATTACTGTAAAAATCATTATATGCCTTACAAACAATTTCTTTCCGATGCGCAGGTAATGTTGTACCTTCAAGCATTTTTTCAGCTTTTTTAGGACCAATTTTAGGAATACCTGGGATATTATCTACACTATCGCCCATAAGTAATTGTTTCCAATAAAAATAATCAGCATAGTCTTTGTCAATTGTATAAGTTTCTTTTTTACGAGGATTATAATGAAGACCTTGAATACAGTCCAAGTCTTTATCTACAGTAACAATTGCATAAGGTTGTTTACATTCGTTAGCCCAAATGCGAACCATGTCATCAGCTTCACAATTATCTGTTAATATACAACCTTCATACTCGTTTACAACATCTGATTTCAAATCTAAGAACCAATCTGGTCTTGTAGATTTTGACTTTGATCGATTAGCTTTATACTCAGGGTATACGTCTACTCTAAAGTTATCAGGGCCACCCAAGGCCATAACATAATCAGTTGTAAATAAGTCTTCTAGTATAGCAGTAAAAAGACTATCAAAGTTTTCTCGTGCTTCTTCTTTGGTTTCTGCACCCCATATACTCATGTATAGTAGTACATCACCATCAACAATAGCTAACATAGTAGCTCCTTTATATTGTTCTTTAACGTCAGGTATTATTTACTCTTCGTTTTCTTCGGCTTCTATGCCTCTGCGAACTAACTCAAGAAAACCCATGTTAAAAATTTGAGCAAAAGTTTCTTTGTCAAGATCTAACTCTAATGTTGCAGATCCATCTTCATGTTCATCAATAGAAGCTACATGAATGCTGTGTACTTTACTTTCCATTTAATGCTCTCTTTTCAAGCTTGTTAATGTTTCTTAGCATAATATCATCTAAGTTTAATCCTGCATTATCAGTTAAAACAGTAACATACCATAATACATCACCTAGCTCATCAATAAGATTCTCACGGCTAGTAGCATTACATACTTCTTCTACTTCTTCACGAATACCTGCTTTTAAGTTGTCAGCGTGTACGTGGGTGTCACCATAAAATTGAACAGCTAATGATTGATATAATTCGTTATTCATTTTTTATCCTTAATAAGCTCTAATTTAAATAAACCTTCAGGGCTGTTAACAGCAGCAACAATATCAAGTAATTGTTGAAACGTCATTACGACAACATCAAACTCGTTTTTGTATTCTTGCCACTGTCTAACAAATACAGTAGAATTATCACCAATAATAACTTGAACGTCTTCTTGGTCATCATCCTCTGACATCGTAGTTATAACAGCATCGTCATCAATAAACTCTACTGTATACATTACTCATAGTCCTCTTTTTTTGCTGCTGTATAGCCATCATCCCAACCATCGTCATAACCGTCTTCACGACCGTTTTCAAAACCGCTTTCATAGCCGTTTTCGTACCATTCTTCTGCTTCTGTACTTTTTTGACTTGTTGTAATTTCAATGCAATCAGCTTCTAAATCTTCAATATCTTTTATTAAATCTCGACTTAGCTCAATACCTTGAAATTTAAGCTCTTCAAAAAATTTACTGAAATGGTTTTGAATCATAACTTCCATAGATGTAGTAATACTCATTGGCATGTCTCCTTATTAGCCTTACGAAGTCTTTTATTATAAGCGCGTTTAATCTTTTTTAAGTCTCCTCTTTTAAAGTTAAGAAATTTACGAGATTTGCTGAAAGCATCCATCTCAGCTCCAGACTTTAAAGGAACTCGTTTGATCATTTATTCATCTCACTTATTACTATCCACATAAATCCTAAAATTAAGAATAGTAAAATAGAGCCACCCATAAATGCTTCAGTCATTACTAACTCCTATACATGGTAACAGTATTGTTTGTTTACAATATTTAGGATAGTCATCGTATGTCATAGCTATCAGTACGGGCGGTGCTGCAATTAATAAAGCAACAATTGCCGCTGCTTTAATTGCTCCATCAATATTACCTCTCATATTTTTCCTTTTCTTTAATCAGTGTAGTTAGGTTTAACTTTGTAATGCTCATGAATACTTTTCTTTACGTTAGATTTCATACGTTTAACTTCTAACGCGTGTTGATACTCAGGTTTATCTAATAAAACTTCCATAAACTCTTCAATAGCTTCTACTCTAGCTTTTAAAGATTTTTTAGGAAAGTTACCAAAAGGATCATGCATATTAGCTATCGCTCTTTCTTTAGCTCTATTTCTTTCTTCATCAGTCATTGAACGAATTGTTTTTGTCATTTTCTTTTACCTTTTAGCTATACTTAATTACGTCACTAAGATTTCTTGTAACCTTAATTACTCGAAGATAAACTGGCGACCATTTTTCAGCCATTATTGAAGCATCATACTCTGCTAAGTCTTTTTCATAGTGGTCATAACATTTTGGCTCTTTTGAATTTAAAAACCAAACTTCGTATTCGTATTCTTCACTAATGGACGTCATAGTAATCATTTCCTATTTTACAATCACCACAAGTCATAATGTTAATACCATATTGTTTAGGGGCGTCTTCAAAGCATTTAATAATGATTTCTTTAGCTTGTTTTGCCTCGTTTTCTTTAACTTCTACAGTATGTTCATCATGATAAAACAACAAATGTTTAAAATCAATCTTATTTTCTTTTAGACGTTGATCAATAAGGTCAACAGTAGCTTTCATAACTACTGCTTCAGCACCTTGAATAAGATAGTTAAGAGCTTTATGTCTTTCAGATGGATCTAAACATATCTTTCTATCATCCAAGCCTGGAATAAATCCTTGTTTTTCTATTAATCCATTGACTTTATCAACTAGCTTAGCTAAAGCAGGTAAAGCTTTTTTATATCGATGCATAGCTGATCTTGCTTGACTTACTGTTTGATCAATATAACCACTAAGTTTTTGAGCACCAGCACCATAAAGATAAGCAAAGATAAATCGTTTAGCTTGATCACGGGTGCAGCCAATAATATCTGCATTCATTTGATGGATATCACCGTTAAGCACTGTATCAGTAAACTTAGAATCATCCATGTAGTGTGCTAAGAGACGAAGCTGACAAGCAGCTGAATCAGCACTAACAAGTTTATAGCCGCTAGGGGTAACAAAAAGTCTCCTAAATTCGGGACCAAGGGTTGCTTTTCCTGAAGGGAGGTTAGCAATGATCTTGTGGGTTTGTCGAAAAGTAGGTGTACCAATATTAAAAACGTCACCATGTAACCTACTATTATTATCCACATGCTCAAACCACCCTTCAAGTATTGACTTACGAGATCTAAGAGTATAATACTCCATTAATGATTGTCCCACTTCCCCAAGTGGTTCCAAGGAATTATCGGAGAGTTTTGGAGATACCTTGATGAATTCTCCATTGACTCTTTTCCAATTCCATTCGTCCGGTTTCCATCCGATTGAATAGAGGTAACGTTTAACCGTATCAGTATTACCAATGTCACCAATAACAAAATCAATCCGAGAGTAACTAGCCCAAACGGGGCAAGTATCAACAGTGGTGCCATCAGGAAGCCCAAACCAACGCTGTATGTGCGAACTAAGTCTTCCTGCCTTCGTGTAAGTCGGTTTCTTTTCGATTGCATAGCGTTTTCCTGTAATTGGTTCGTGTTCTTTCTTTGTATCAGGATCAACTACTTTTACAGAAGCACTTAGCTTAGGATTAATAAAATCAGAAATAATCTTCATCTTTTTATCAATTGTAACTAATAACGCTTCTGCGGCTGATTTATCAAATTTCCAACCATTCTGGCATTGCTCTACCATAATCTTATCTAAATTCATTTCAGAGCGTAATGCTTTTAATACTGCTTTTGACTTAGTATTTTTAACGTAAGTCTGTAATTCTTTTAACAAGTACTTGTAAACTTTAGTACCAAGACGAACATCTTGTTGCATGTATACAAACATTTCTTCGTTAAATTCTTCAAAGCCTGATGAATAATCTCCTTTATTATCGTTAAAGAATTCACCCCATATCTTTAAAGAATGACCAAATCCAAACCTACGATAGTTAAGGACTTGAGACATAACTTTAGTACAATGTACTGTAGCTTTAGGTTGCCAACCTGTTAGTTTAGTTAAAGCAGGAATGTCATAGCCAAAAGCATTATGAGCCACAATAGTATCTGCTTTATCTAGTAGTTCTAAGAACTCATTAAGCTGATGAGGTCGAAACCAGTACTCTTTACTAGTATCGACATCAATAGCACCAGCGCAATGAAACTTAGACAGCTTTGGCAGAAGATTATCTGCCTCTATGTCAAAGACTAGTCTCATCAACTCTCCTCATTTCTTTAGCCATACTGTAAAGAAGAAACGCCATTTGATCTCCATTGTTTTCATGAATATTTTTTAGCCAAAACTGTGAAGCCCAATACTCTAAAGAGTCTGCTAAGCTCGAATAGCTAGTTTCATCCATTTCAAAACTTAATTTCTCAAGATCTACGGTATTGCTCATCCATCACCTCCACTTCGGCTTCTCTGTAAAAATCATATGCTTCGTATGCTCTAGCTACTGCACTAGCAATAGAATGATCTGGGTGTTGATTACGATACATTCTTGCTATTCTTTTAATAAAACTATAATCAATCATCTAATAAATTTCCTAGTAATAAATGTGCATCATTAATCTTTTTAAATACTTCATCTACTGTATGAGATTCATAGTCTCCAGTTTCATGCAAGTAATGCAACGCAGAAGATAAAGACTTTTGTACTCGTTTTAAATCTGGTTTAACTTTTTCAAAAGCTTCTTTTTGCTCATCATAACCTGAATCCCAGTTATCAATTTCTTCTTGAGTCAACATTTTAGTACCTCCAAAGTCCATATTTTCTACAAAATCAGGCCACGTATTCGTATTCTGTGTCATCATCGTACTCCATAATTACTTCAACACGTTCTACTCTTGCATTTCTTTTTTCTTCTTTCATCTTTTGAAAATATCTTTGTATTTCTTCTAAGCTAAAAGAGCTATCTATTTCTTCCCAATAACGTTCAACACAGCCACAATCTTGAGTGGTTTCAAGAAATTCAGATATAGTGTAATATATCATTAGATATAGTCCTTTTTATTAACTTCCCAAAGTTTATCAAAATCTTCTTGAGCATTTATATGAATTTCATGATTACCCCAAGTACGTTTTATATAGGAATAATACATATCTTCAATGTCTTTAGCAGAGTATTCTTTAGGTATTAACATTCCTTTAACACTAAAAAATACTCTGTGCCTATCTCTTATTTCTTCTTCAGTCATTTTGAAAGAACTTTTACTAAACGATTAGCATACCATTCAATCTTTTTTGCATCTTGCAAGGCGGCATCTTTTTTACCTATTCTCATAGCATACTTAAAAATATGACCTAACAAATGAGCCTTAACACCCCTGTGTTGTCTAAGGATATACTCCATAAGATCTATATACTCTAGCCCTTCAGGGAATC